CCCCCCCCCCCACCAACCATACTCATCTTGCCGCCAGCCAGCCTCACTAGAAACACCACCCTCAACATCTTTTTTAAATTGTTCACGGCTGATCCCCCACTTAGCAAGATAAGGGTAAGGATCTACGTGGTCGCTTGCGTTTCTAGGCTGATTATAAGTACAGTATTGATGAGTTTTAATACCGGCTAAACTATCTGAGTCAAGCGTTTTAGGAATACCAGCCTCATCTGCAAGCTCTCGTAAGAGTTGTACATAAAGCTTATAATCACGCATAAACTCCTCTTTGCTGCTATGGCTCTCAATCAATTCTACTTGCCCATAGCCCTCTACGTTCCAACCGCCTCCAACGTCCCATGCTCCCATATCTGTGTACCATGTTTGCATTACACGACCATTACCTACAACATGAGAGAAGAAACCAGAGTCAGCCGGACGGCGCATATGATAATCAGCCTCATTTTGAGCGGTTGAGTTAGCGTTACCGGTTGAGTGAGCATGGATTTGTCTATAAGGTTGCACTCCGACTTGTGGTAAGTCTGTTCTTAATCTACTTCTATCAATATCCATATTTTACTCCTCACTTGGTTCTGTATATGTTAAAGCTCTTGTGCTATCGGATAACCCCGCTGTTGTTGGATCTGGTACCATATTTAAGGCGCTCACGACTGATAGCCCGATAAGGTAAGGATTTGACAAGTATTTCAAAAACAGGTCATAAACCCCAGCCCAGCTAGTCAAGTCCTCAAATTTCAAACTGTAATAAGTAAGAATAGGTAAAACAATAGCAAGTATAAAACGCATTACAAACGCTCTATTTCTAAAGCGTACTAACCAGTTAATTTTCATTTTTAGTCCCTCACATCTAAAGTGTTATATCTATTAAATAAGCTATCAATCCGGCCATTGCCTCCTAGCTCTTTATAGCTTTTGTGCATCTTATGGATAATATCAGCCTCATGTACTGTCGTATATCCACGATTTAAAGCAACCGTTATATCACGCTCAAGGCGTAAGTACATAGTTACTAGATGAGCTTTATCATGGACAATGAGCTTGTCATTGACCTCTGATATTTTTTTCTTGTTATCCTCTCCGATAGCGTGGATAGTATTTAACTCATCTTTCAACTCATGAAATTGCTCTCTATTAAGATTGCCGGATTTACTAGCTTTCATACCAAACCAGCCCGTAGCAATCACTCCGATTGTAGGGGCTAGTTGTGTGATAGCGTGTATCAATTTTTCAATTATATCAATCCATGTCATACCCTCTCCTTACTCAATACGGGGCATAACTACTGTAAGCACACCTTGTCTTAACATATCAGCAATATCTTGCTCTTTGTATGTATAGCCCTCTGATTGTTGCATCTGAAATTTAAAGATGGTTTGCGTACCTTTAGGCCACTTTGCATTAGTATCAAACGGATAAGGCATAGCGACAATATCGCCGTTGTTGTATCTGGTGCTCTTAACTAGAGGCTTGACAAAACTAGCAACCTTATTATAGGTATGAGTTGGCATACCTCCATTTTGTGAAATTGCAAGAGCAATCAATACTTCTGTGATAGCTGAAACAGTATCAAGGTTTTCTTTTGTTTCTGTTACTGCTTGCTCAGCTTGAGCCGCTGCCTCTTTGTTTTTTTGTAACTCTTGATCTACCTTGCTAAAGCGTTCATTTTCAGCACGTTGTGGAAAATTCTCCTGATAAAGTGACTCAAGAGCAAGATCAAATAATTCTGTATTGGATAAATCAATTTTATCCGCCGGTAAGAATACCGGTACATTTGCCCCTGTTGAATTTACTAGCGTGACTTTGGTAGCTGAGGCAACACCGCTCCCATCATATTCTAAAGATTTTGAGCTGTATTCTAACTTCATATAACTCCTCCTTTTGAAATTATTATCTGATTTTTTATGTAGGTTTTTTTACTCTTTTAAATTTTAAATGAAATATTATCTAAACTAAGCCATTGAGAGTCAACATTGCCTTTTATGACAACCCTACCATCTGGAAGTACACATAAAACTGCAACATTGTAAGAGTTATTGATTGTTGTGAGATACATTGACTGTGTAGGTCTAAACCCTACTGGCAGAGTACCTATAACTGTATCAAGAGTAGTCTTTCCTCCAGTAGCAGAGCCTCTGAGATAAACAATACCATCAAAAGTCTTTGAATACTGTACAATACTATAATCGGGATGATTTCTCCATCCGTTTTGTAAAGATAAGTTTTGCCATGATGTACCTTGAAATAGCTTTGGTATATCGTCTTTTGTAATGATTTTATCTTTTGGAAGAATATCATCTTTGGTAGCAATCTCTTTCCATTGAGACGGACTCCATCTACTGTTATTGTTGTAAGTCCTAAAGAAAAATCTATTTGTTGTTACCCCTGTGAAAAATTGCACGCCTTTCCAACTATCAAGCCAATAGTTTTGAAATAGTCCCCATTCATTACCAACAGGATTGTCTGCGTACTTACCACTCCTCCAACCAAACTCAGTTCTTTGTTTGTTCCAAACATCATCCCATTGAGCACTACCTCTACTTAGCCCTCCAATATTATCAGTCAGCCGATATTGCTGAATTGGATTGTCATTAGCATAGATGTCACCTTTCACATCCAAAGCACCACGCTCACGGATTTTGTTGACACCCACGCCTGACCTATCGTATGAAAAGACTACACTCTCTGTTGCCACGTTGACCATGAACTCAGTACGAGTGAATTTGTCCTCAAGGATACCGATTACAACCCATGACTGATTAGCTAGATAATTCCCTGAAAGATTAGCCTGTGAATTGACTAGACTTGAAATGCTAGACCAAGTACCAGTCGCTTGACCGTTATCAACCGTAAAGGTATTAGTGCCTAGTCTTGCAACCTTGAAAGTCAAAGTCATTGTATTTTTTTGACTTCCTGAAACTGTCAGAGGTGCTATTTTAGCGTTTCTAGTGACCGTCAATGTGCTAGAGGTTGAGCCTGTTCTTGCAATGCTAAAACTGAGAGCAGGTGCAAAATACTCAAGCACGGTTACAGATACCTCTCTAGTATCCGACCATCGCCCACGGCTATCTGATACACTTGCTCTGATTTTGATTGTGCCGTTGTAATTCATAATACCAAGACTGCCACCGTTTGAGCTGGTTGCTTGATTTTTACCGACAATCTCAGCACGGTATCCTGTGATGGATGAGCCGTAGGTGCCCTTTGCACCATTGAAAGCCACTTTAATATTAGAGATTACCTGAATAAACGTATTCCCACTTGGGATGAGGTTTTGTGCTGCACCATTCAAGTCTGAAAGCGTAACGCCTGAGAAAGTAGGTTTAATATTCGCTGGTACGCTTGCCGTGAATGTCGTTGACTGTGTGCCTGTCTTAGTTGATCCTGAGTAGGTATCGACAAAGATTGTCCCTGTACCGCTCGCTGAGTTAGGTATATCATTAGCAAAATCAATAGGGATTGTCCAACTAGCGGATGTGTCCACATTGCTTGCAATCGTCCCTGATTTGCCAGCCCACTTATAGCGTACTGTATGTTTAAAACTCGGATTTTGACGGTTGATGTTGATAGTAATTGCACTACCAATTACACCAGCTCCGACTTTTACAGAACTTGAGCGTGGTATCGTTGAGAGCGTGAATGAGCTACTACTGATCGTTAATGTTCCAGGCGACCATCCACCACCTCCGCTAAATGTTGCTGATAAGTTAAACGATTTTTTGCCATCATTCTCATGTCTGATTGTTACTGTTCTATCAATCAACATAATTGAGCTATTTTGACTCAGCATTGATGGACGGCCTGACCAACTCAAGGTCTGACCATCTACTATTACTGAGGCATAGCAGTCATAATCTGAGAAAGTATGAGCACCGTTAGTCAAAGCAAGTCTTACCCTCACTTGACTGCTATTATCAGCGGTATTTTGGGATACTTGATCTACCCACAATCTGAGATAATAACTTCTATCATTATTTGACCAAAACTCAGCCATTACATACCTCCTACATATCTGATTACATTCATGTCTGGATTGAGATGGTACTGTTCCTCTCTAAATCGTCCAATTTGAACGGTTTTAGAAAAGATACCATTCTCAATATGGATAACCCCTTGAGAAATATACATAACCTCAACACCAGCGCTAAACATTGAAATCCGTCCATTAGGACTAAAAAGCATACTAGATGAACCGTCATTTTTACCAATCACAAGCCCCTCATTTGATGAGCTCATGTAAGTATCAATGAAATTCCAACGATCAGAGAGCTCTCCAAGGTCTTTGGCGATATTAGAAACACGCTGACTAGCTGAAATTAAATCTGTTTCAGCTTGAGCTCTTGCCTCCTCATTTGACTTAACAAAGTCTTGATAAGCACTTATCCAATTATCAAGCGTATCAGCGCTTGCCTTGGCCTCTAGCTCAGCTTGGATAATACCATCTTTCTCGTTTAGAGCGTTTAGTTGCTCCTGAGTTAGCCCTTGGTCAGCTTTAGAATCTAACTGCTTTTGAGTCTCTGACCAGTGAGGTTGCCAGCTCGTCATAGGTATAGCTCCAACTGTTAAAACTGCCCAGTCAGCATTACCAACTCCTTCAAGTTCTACAGTGAAGAATGATACAACGTCTCCAGCATTAAGATTTTTAGTTGATGTAAAAGTAGCACTCCAGACATCCAATTCAAAGCTATATGCTAGACTTATCC